ATCGTTTAAAATCTGTGAAATGACAAGACTCTAGCAGATATCCCCATAGTTCGAAATGATTCCAAGAAATCGATTATAGTAGTCGTGGGATTTGGGTGAAAACGAAGTCACATTATGGTCACTGCCTATTGACCTAGATAAAATTCTGGAAGGCCAGACTTGAAGGACTCGGCGATAGAATGGGGTGTCAAAACCCTAGAACAAATAGAGATAATACTATACAGTTCTCATAGCTCAACTGGAGAGAGCATCGGTCTTCTAAACCGAGGGTTGTAGGTTCGAGTCCTACTGGGAACGCCAATTTAGTCAATGAGAATATACTTGTTGACACATAGGTACATTTTTTAGTACAATAGCTATATGAGGTCAAATAACGAAACACTTAGAACACAAAAGAATTCTCTTGCAAGGTTACTTGCAACTGAGGATTTAGTAATAGAACACAAAAGAGTCCCTACAGCATACTTCGAACCAGACACTAGAAAACTGGTTTGTCCTATACTTAAGGACGAAATGTCTAATCAACTTTATGACTTGTTTATGGGTCACGAAGTTGGACATGCACTTATCACTCCAGCAGATGGTTGGCATGATGCAGTATGTAACAAGGGTGCAACATACAAAGGGTATCTTAATGTCTTAGAAGATATCAGAATTGAAAAACATATCAAAAACAAATATGCTGGTCTTAGAAGAATCTTCTATGATGCATATAAAGAATTACATGTTGACCTTGATTTCTTTGGGGTTAAAAACTATGATGTAAACAAACTTGCATTTATAGATAGAATTAATCTTTATTTCAAAATTGGTCATAAACTTATGGTTGACTTCTCTCCAGAGGAGTTGAAACTTATAACTATGATGGATACCAAAATGGATACTTGGGAAAAAGTAGTCAAGATGGCAGACTATCTATATGACTTATCTAAGTTAGAAGATTTACAACCACAAACAGATACTTCTGCACAAAGTGTAGATACCTCAGAAGGTGAAGGTGATATAATGCCTCAAGACTTCGATGAACAAGAACAAGAAGATGGTGATAAAGAAGAATCATTAGGTGGTAACCAAGAATCAGATGAAGAATCAGATGAAGAGGGTGAAGGTGAAAAAGGTGAACAAGGTGATGATTCAGATGAAGATGGTGAAGAGTCAGATGAAGAAACCACTGGTGAAGGTGATGTAGAGGCAGAAAAGTCTAGAGCATTAAAAGGTGGTGAGTTTGGTGAAGATGGTGGTAAAAGTGGTGATGCACCAACTGATACTGCAAACGAATCTGTTACTGATAAAAATTTCAGAAACAACGAAGACAAACTTCACAAACAAGAAGATAGATGGAGTTCAGAACCACAATACATGGACTTCAACTCTAAAGATTTCCAAGCAAAAGATGTGACTGTTGGTTACAAACAAATGATTAGTGATATCACCAAATCATTTAACGAGTCAATGAGAGAATACGAAAATCAAGAAGACACTCTCAAAAACTCTAGAGAGTATACTCAAAAGTTCTTTGACCACAACAAAAATGTTATTAACTACATGGCAAAAGAATTTGATATGAGAAAAGCTGCAGATGCTTACAAAAAATCAATGTCTTCAAAAACTGGTGAAATTGATATGTCAAAAATCCACCAGTACTTACTCAAAGATGATATCTTCAAAAGAGCAACTGTAATTCCAGATGGTAAAAACCATGGTGTTATTATGTTGGTTGACTGGTCTGGGTCTATGTATGATGCAATCAGAGAGACTTACGAACAATCTATAGTTCTTACAATGTTCTGTAGAAGGGTCGGTATTCCTCATAGAGTATTTGCATTCTCAGATGGATGGAGAGAAGATAGAAATGCAAATGAAAGAGACTATGAAAGAAACACATTTTATCTTAACGATAATTTCAGACTTATAGAATTGTTCACTGATAAAATGAACAAAAGAGATTTCTTCGAGGGTGCAGTTGTTATGAATGCACAACTTGAAGCAATGTGTGGTAACAGACACTACAATGGAAAAGGTGACAGATTTTTGGCTGGTTATACTGGTCAATGTTGGAACTACAATCTTGGTGGAACACCTCTTGATGAATCACTCATGATTATGAGAGATTACATTGCAGACTTCAAACATAACTATGGAATTGACAAACTACAATTTGTTACTCTTACCGATGGTGACAGTTTCAGATGTAATGGTTTTGGATACAGTGGTGATAATCTCTTCCACGATAGAAGAACAAAAAACACTTTTGTTTACAAAAGTAATGATGATGCCAGAAGAAGTGGTACTGATAATCTTCTAAAATGGATAGAACAAACTACTGGTGTTGATACTGTTGGGTTCTTCATTTGTCCTAACAAGCATAGAGAGTTTGATTCAGCAGTTGATAAGTTCTCTGGAACTTACAACAACTGGGATACCAAAGCAGAAGGTTACAAACAATTCAGAAAAGAAGGTGGTTACAATGTTCAAACTACTGAGAAGTCTGGATACAAAGAATTCTACATTCTTAATGCAAAGAAAATGGGTATAGTATCAGAAGATGACACTTTAGATGTTGCAGTTGGTGCTAGTAAACAAGCATTGAAGGGTGCAATGAGAAGAATGGGTAATAACAAAATGTCTCAAAGAAAGATACTTCAACACTTCGTTAAGAAGGTTGCATAGTTGACCTATGGGTACACATTTTAGTATAATACATGTATGGTAAAAAATAATAATTCAAGTAGTGAGGTACAAAATATGAATTTAAACGCAAATCATTATAGGTTTCTGGATGCATGTGCAGAACAGTTTCCTAGTCAAGTGGAGTTTTCGAAGTCCACTGTAAAGAAAATCTGTGATACAGCAGAGATTCCTTTTCCATCGTGGTTAATTAGAAAACCACAATTCAAAGCAGGTTATGGAACTTATTCCATTGAATCTGTAGTTTCAGAGAGTTATTCTCAACCAGTTGCACCAGTTGTGCAAAATGTTCAAACTGTAGAAACTGTTTCAGTTCCAGTTGCAACAGTTGGTATGAATGTTCTTGATGAAAACATTTCAGTTATTCCATCAATCATGAATAACTATGTTCCTTTTGGTCACTTCAAAGACCTCAAGCAAATCCTACAGTCTGGAATTTTCTTTCCAGTTTTTATCACTGGTCTCAGTGGTAATGGTAAGACTTTGATGGTCGAACAGATTTGTGCAAAACTCAAGAAGGAACTTTTCAGAGTTAACATTACTATTGAAACTGATGAAGATGATTTGATTGGTTCAAATACTCTTATCAATGGTAACATTGTTTTTAAAGAGGGCCCAGTCCTCAAAGCAATGAGAAAGGGTGCAACATTACTTCTAGATGAAGTTGACCTTGCATCAAACAAGATTATGTGTCTACAGTCCATCTTAGAAGGTGGTGGTTACTTAATCAAGAAAACTGGTGAGTTTGTAAAACCAGAGCCTGGGTTCACAGTGGTTGCAACTGCAAACACTAAAGGTAAAGGTTCTGAGGATGGAAGGTTCATAGGAACTAACATCTTGAATGAAGCATTCCTTGAAAGGTTTGCAATTTGTCTTGAACAAGAATATCCCCCAGTGACTACTGAGAAGAAAATTGTCAAAGGTGACTTTGCAATTCTTGGAGTCAATGACGATGAGTTTGCAGACAAACTTGTTGACTGGGCTGATGTAATCAGAAAATCCTTCTACGAAGGTGCAGTTGATGAAGTGATATCAACTAGAAGATTAGTTCACATTGCAAAAGCATTCTCAATGTTCAACGACAAGTTGAAGTCTATTGAAGTGTGTCTTGCAAGATTCGATGAAGACACCAAAGCATCCTTCCTCGACCTTTACACTAAGGTTGACGCAGGTGTAAATCCTTTGGGTGATGAATTAGAGTCTGAGGAAACAGTAACAGAGGAGAACGATAAAGATGACTTCACAATATAGTAAGACCTCACTAGAAGCATCTAGTTCTCCTCGACCTTGTGCATTATGCACTGGGTCGTATGAGGGTTTTGGGAATAATCCCCAACCAGTTTTAGAGAATTATGAAGATAGGGTTTGTGATTCTTGTAACTGGAATAAAGTTATCCCAGCAAGGATAAGGAGTTTTGAATAATGAGTGAGTATGATACAGTTGTCGAAAGACAAAGAATACTTCTTGAAGCAGAAGCATGGGCAATTCAGCCAAAAGCAATTCATGTTCATAGTTTAGATTCTATGTGGTATGAAACAGAAGAGTCTCAAAAAGATTTAGAAAATGGTTCTGTTACAGATACAGAATATAATGGTGGTCATATCATTAGAAAACAAAAAGGTAAAATAATTAGAACCTTTGGTAAAACATTGATTGGTGAAGACTTAGCACAAGCTTACCAAAGAGGTGGTGTATGAATTTAAAACTTCA